CGAGTTCGGAACTAATCCGTGCAGTGAAATAATTTTACGCCCAAGCCAGTTTTGCAACCTAACAGAGTGTGTGGTACGTGCTACTGACACGATAGAGACACTATCTGAGAAGGTACGTCTAGCTACAATCCTAGGTACTATCCAGTCAACCTTCATTAAGTTCCCGTACCTACGTAAGCAGTGGACAGACAACACAGCAGAGGAACGTCTGTTAGGTGTGTCTCTAACTGGCATCATGGACAACCCACTGATGACCCTCAAGAACGAAGGATTGGATAAGACCCTTGCTCACCTTAAAGAAGTTGCTGTGGCTACCAATGCAGAATGGGCTGACCGTCTCGGTATCCCTGTTGCTGCTGCTATCAGCTGTGTTAAGCCTAGTGGGACTGTTTCACAGCTCGTTGACTCAGCATCTGGAATCCACGCCAGACACAGCCCCTACTATATCCGTACCGTCAGAGGTGATAACAAAGACCCTCTCACCCAGTTCATGAAGGATCAAGGTATCCCTAACGAACCTGATGCGTTCAAGCCAGACCAGACTACAGTGTTTAGCTTCCCGCAGAAGGCTCCTGATGGTGCCGTATGTACTAAGGACATGACAGCTATCGAACAGCTAGAGATGTGGCTCATGTACCAACGTAACTGGTGTGAACACAAACCATCTGTCACCATCAATGTTAAGGGTGACGAATGGTTAGAGGTTGGTGCCTTCGTATACAAACACTTCGATGAGATGTCAGGTGTGTCATTCCTACCGTTCAACGAACACACATACCAACAGGCACCATACCAAGACTGCGGTAAGTCAGACTATGATATGCTTAAATCTGTCATGCCTAAAAGAATTGACTGGACAAAGCTTTCAGAGTATGAGAATGAGGATAACACATCAGGTAGCCAAACACTTGCGTGTTCAGGTGACTCCTGTGAAATCGTAGACTTAGTATAAACCTAGAAAGGAACTAACATGTTCGAACTATTATTCTTCACAGTATCCGTTGTAATCGGTGTCGGAATCATAGAGGAGATTATCGTCCCAGTGGCATCTCAAGCTATTGAAATAGTAAAGCCTGTAGTTGACCAAGCCATCAACTTAGTAAAGCCTTCCGAGTAACCTCCCCCTACCTGAGCATGTGTTTAAACTGCTTCCATTTAATTTAACATGAGGGACCGACATGTATACGATGATTACCCGTAACGACTGCAAGTACTGTGACAAAGCTAAGGCTTTACTTAAGGCCAAGAACATTGACTTTACCACGTACAACATCGAAGAAGGTTCAAGCAAGTGGGTGTTGTCACTCATGAAGGAAGCTAACATCAAGACTGTACCTCAGATCTTTGCATCTAATGGTAGTCTTGTAGGTGGTTACCGTGACTTGGAATCCTTAGTGGAGTTTATTGGGGGTAAGGAATATTGAAACCTGTACGTAAACCGTTTAGCCGTAGCCTATACGAAGCCTATGATGCACCAGCCCGTGATGCTCTTGTGTCATACCTAGAAGGTAAAGGTCACGTCATTGTTTCCAACGAGGAGAACTACAATGTGGACGTTGTGTCTCAGAAGAATGGTTACACCTACTTCAATGAGGCTGAGGTTAAGACAGCATGGAAGGGTGACTGGAACACCAACTGGAAAGAGATCAGGCTACCTGAACGTAAGCAACGGTTAGTTGAGAAGTATGCTAGTGACAAAGGTGTCCTTAACTTCTACATCTTTCGTCCTGACTTCAAGCAAGCATGGCGTATCAAGGACACACAGCTTACTGAAGGGGGTCTTAAGGAGGCTCACGGTAGGTACATAGCTAAAGGCGAGAAGTTCTTCCACATCCCCTTCACAGAAGCAGAATTGGTTATCCTCTAATGGTACAGCAACAGCCTAAGAAGAAGCAAGACCCACGCCGTAGCACCACATACAAGGGTGCATCTAAGAAACCACCCGTTGAGTTGATCCCTCGTACCCCTAGACAGAAAGACTTCATTGATGCACTAAACAGTTTCAGTCAAGTCTTTGTCTTAGGTCCAGCTGGTACAGGTAAAACGTATATCACAGCTACCTATGCAGCTAAACAGTATACAGCTAAACAGATTGATAAGATCGTTATCACTCGCCCTCACGTAGCTGTAGGTAAGGAGCTAGGTTTCCTTAAGGGTGACCTCCAAGAGAAGACAATGCCATGGGCCTTACCTGTGTTAGATGTACTAGAGAAACATATGGGCAAGGGTACAGTTGAGACAGCCATCAAACTAGGTAACATTGAGATGGCACCACTGGCCCTGATGCGTGGTCGTTCCTTTGAGCAGGCATTCATCATCGTTGATGAGACACAGAACATTACCACACACGAACTCAAGATGCTGTTGACAAGGGTTGGTGAGGGGTCAACCATTGTTCTTAACGGAGATGTGCAACAGTCAGATTTAAAAGAAGCTGATGGGTTGTCAAAGGTTATACATCTTGCTAAGAAGCATCTACTACCTGTACCGATCATTGAGTTTGGTGTTGATGACATTGTTCGTAGTGACATCTGTGCTCAGTGGGTTAAAGTCTTTATGAAGGAGAAACTATAGTATGGCTAAGTGGACAATAGACGGTGTTGGTCAGTGTAAACAACACGAGTATGACGACTACCATGAGGAAGTTGACAACATAAACGAACCCCCTCACTACGGTAATGGTGAGATCGAATGTATTGACTACATGAAGGACAACATGGACCCTCTGATGTTCATGGGCTACCTAGAGGGTAACACTAAGAAATACCTGCACCGTTACCGATACAAAGAAACACCACTGCAAGACCTACGTAAGGCACAGTGGTATCTAGACCGTCTCATCGAAGAGATGGAAGGAGAATAACAAAGAAGCCCCAAGGAGAAATCCAAGGGGCTTTATTTTTGTTTACTTCTTTTTAGTGACAGGCTTCTTCTTAGTGCCCTTGCCGTATGGCATCTTCTTACCGTTCTTAACTGGCATACTACTTCTTCCTTTTCTTTGCTGCTTGTTTAAAGTTCTTAGTTGTAGCCTGACACCCCTGCATTCTTTAGTCTTGTATCTTTTTCTTTAGCCATTAAAACTTTCCCTGCTGTTTACCTATGTAGAAGAGTAATAGAAGTAGACCAGCTACTCCAGCTAAGGCAAAGAGGATACCTAACGTCACGTTGACACACTTATTATAGAACTCTTGTTTCTTATAGACAAGCTCACGTTGTTCCTTACGCATCTTAGCCTCAGTGCGTACTATTTCATCCCAAGCAGAGGGACCATGTACAAAACTAATGTAGCTACGTAGCTCCTCACGCATTTCCTTAGCCTGTTGCTTACAGGACCAAGCCTCTAATGCCTGACTTTGTGTGTCAGAAAACATCTTATACATAGGCGGCTTAGAGGCTTGCTCATGTGCAAAGTCAAGGTCAGACAGAGCCTTAGACCACTGATTCAGTTGAGACCCCATAGAGGAGATCTCCTTACCTACTTCGAAGCCCTTCTTGATAGCTTTATAGGCTGTACTGGCTGCTGCTATACATGTAAGAGGGTCCATTACCGAGGGTCATTTCTGTCAGACACTTTCTCCATCATAATTCTGATAGACTTTATATTCTCATCTATCCTAGCTAGTGTAAGGGCTTGAGATTGTACTACGTCCTCTAAAGAACCGAGACGAACATCCTGTCTAAGCAGTTCTTTCTCGTTGTTCTTGATGTTGTTGTCCATAGACGATACATACCAGACCAGTGACACAGTTTGTAGGAAGATAGCTACAACAAACGTTAGTGGTACTGACTTAGATAGATGCCATTCTTGATCATTCATTTGGTAAACCCTGCTCCGAAGTATAGACCAACAATGGCTGATACTATGTGTGTGTCTAGTGGTGTGATGACAAAGCCATAAGCTGCTTTCCACTGTATTGCCTCGGTAGTACCGAACAACCAGTTAAAGAATCCACCCTGCATTTCTGTGTAACCGACTACGACACTGACTTCAGGGTACCATACAGCTACGAGCTTAGGTAGTACAATGATAGAGAACACAGCTGACAGTGCAATGATACGTCTTGTCCATGCGAAGTGTTTGTCATTCTTGCCATGCTCTCTGGCTTTGTTAACGGCACCAATGAGTGCCTTCTGTTGTTCGTGTTTGTTCTTCATAGACTGACCCCAGATGGACATTACTCCACCTAAGATCGTTGAGAATAGCATTGTGATTAGTTCTAGAGGTAAGCCGAACATTAGTTAACCTCCAAGTCACCTAATCTTTCATTCAAATCAGGTTTTGTCCAAGATTTTAACACAGTACCACCGTCTTTCTTTATGTCGTACTTAGTGCCTGTCCGCTCACCGTTTGTCATAACAGATTCTGTTGTAATAGTAGAAGCTTCTTCACCAGTCTTTGCTACAAGGTTATAAGTTTGAGCACGGCGTTTCAACAGACCTCTTGGGTAGTTCTTTGTTGTAACTCCGTCCACCTTTTCCGTACCTGATTTAAAGTTAGTGGTAAAACCGATAAGGTTATCTGTACTTTTAGTATTGTCATCTTCCTTACTAGCTTCAGTAAGCATTGTCTGCACTGACGACCAAGAGGCTGCACCTATACCAGCATTCCATGTCATGTCATAGGCAGCTTGCTTAGCTCTATCTGTAAGGTCAGAGAAACCTGTTCCATAACTTCCTGCTGTCCTATCTCCAAATTCTGCGTAGACAGCTTTGGCCCATGCCTCATCATCTGTGTAGTCTGTGCGGGAAATACCAAACTTAGTTGCAGCTGAGTAGTCAACACTTGACAAGGAACCTGCCCTTAGTCCATGCCGACCTGTTGGATCAAAGGCTGTACCGTCAGCTTTCTTGATACTGTTGGCATCAGGTACAATCCCGTGAGGAAGAGTAACAAAACCTCTACCGTCCAAGTGTATATTAGTCCCCTCTGCTAACGTAAGGCTATCAAAGCCTTCAGTAAGGGGAACTGTTTGTTCTACTGTAGTCGATGTACCATTCTTTGTAATGGTAGCAAATGTTGTATCCACTTCCAAAGCTTCAGCTGTACCTGTATCAACCTCTGATACTGTATCCTGTACAGGTGCAGATGTAAGACCCTGCGTAGGGTTTCTGACAATCATTGCATCCCCTACCCCTACAGTAACCCCAGCACCTGAGTCACCTTCAGGAGTAGTGGTAAACTCATTTACTTCAGTCATAGCTGTACCTGTAGGACGACCTAGTGACTCAGTGATACCAGAAGCTGAACGGATAGCTGCCTGTTCCTGAGCATCTTGCACAGCAAGGGTATCTATAGTAGGGCCTAGCTCTGTAGTTGTAACACTAGGGGCGGCAGGTAAGGTTGGGTTACCACGATCACCTAGAAACTCACTCAGCAGAGAACGTAACATACCTTCAATACCACCTGTGTCATTAGTCGGGGCTACCTGAGGTGCTGCTTGAGGTGTTACCTGAGGCGCAGCAGCTGTTTCCACATTAGCCTTACCTTTAGCTACGACCTTTGATCTGCTTCCGAATTGTGATTCCATGTTACTGTACCTTTTGTTCTGTGTCACCGTTACGGTTTGTGAAGAACTGACCAACAGTAAGAGAGTTAAACAACAACTCATCAACATCTGTTTCATCTGACCACACAATTTGCATTGGTTTGTTAATGTCAAAGCCTACCTTATCACGGTTAGGTTCAGGTAGCTCATTAAGGAGTGAAGCCTCTAAGTCTTTAGACTCAACACCTAGTTGTTTAAGCTTGTCTGAATAGTACTTAGTTTGACGAGCAATACCCATAGCTTTACTTAGATCACGGGAACCCTCACGAAGGAATGAGTCAACACCCTCTTGGTTACGAGCAAAGGTATCAAGCTTACGGCCACGATCCCTGAACATACTAATCATGTCACCGTTGTAGTAGGTTGTAGCATAGCTGTTGACCAAGGCTGCTGTCTTAGGGTTCAGTGGGATTGACAGGAAGTTACCTTCACCACTTACCTTCTTATCGAAGCGGTATGACACCTCACCTAATGCACTAACTGCAATGTATGAATCAGCCATCTTACCTGATGAAGCGGTTGCTGAAATGTTAAGCTGTGTTAGGAGTGCTTCTTTCCACTTAGCCTTAAGGTCTGCATGGACAGCTGGACTATCAGTCTTCAAGACCTTCATCTTAGAGAAGAAATCTGGTGTCAATGACTCGTCAATCGTAGTTGTCTTCATGAGGCTACCATTGTTAGCTAGAATACTCGCTGTCTTGGTGGCATTAGTCACGAAGATCTCAAGACCTGTGTCATCCTTAACAGATTCAGGTGTAAGTGAAGCATTCTCAGCTGCAGCTATAGTTAAGTTAGCTATGACGGCACCCTTCTCAAGGGAACTAGAGTGTTCGATAGCTTCATCTGTAAAGGTAGGTAAGGTATCTACTTCACCAGAAATAGGCTGTTCAGGTCCTGTTGACATTACCTCAGAATTAACAGGAATAGAGTAAGGCTCTCTGTCAACCTTAGAACCACCTAATTCGTTAAGGCTCTTAGCTACACTAGAGTAATTCTGTGCTGCAGTTGTAGCCCAGTACTCAGGACCTAAGTTCATAACCATGTTAGCTTGATCAGTCTTACCTGCGTCTAGTAGCTGGTTGACAGTATTCAAACGAACCTTCGTTAGATGCTCTTGAAGGTCAGCCTCAGTTGTAGCTAGTACATTAGAATCGAAAGACTTAGTGATCTTCAGGATGTTTTCTAGTTGGTCAAGACGTGCCTTAACTGGCTTATACATCTCGTCTGTGACACCTGTACCTTGGGTTAACTGACCACGTACTTGAAGCAAAGCTGCATCAGCTTGAGCTAGGAACTGTGGTTCAAGTTCACCACCACCCGACTCAACACTGTATAGTGACCAGAACTCTTTCTCTAAACCATCAAGAAGAAGCATAGAAGCTGGTAGTTCTTGTGTCATGAAAGACTCAGCACCTAGTGCCTTAGCCTCAGCTACAAGTAGACCAGCTGCACCCATTCTCTGTTGGTATGCGGTAGCTTGAGCTAGGATGTCCATGTCGGTAGGGTTTTCGTTACCTTGCTCAGCAAGTGTCTTTACAGCTAGTGCATACTGCCCTGCGTTTTCCTGTAAACCTTGCATACCTTGCTCTAAGGCTTGCTCTTGAGCATCAAAGGTAGCTAGCTCAAAAGGTACACCGATCATAGCTTCTACAGCTGCTTTCTCTTCATCACCGAAGTTGTTACCTGCAGCTGTGTGCTTAGCTACGACAGCTTCAACAGCATTCTTTAGCTTAGTTGGGTCGTCAGTTGTACCCTTCAAGGCGTGTAGGCTTGCAGCCAAAGCTGCGTTAGTGGTCTTATCTTTGCCAGCCTGTGTTGGTGCACGAGGCTCAAAGGCTGACAATAGTTTGCCTAGACCCTCAAGACCTGTTGCTGTGGGGGAGCTATAGGCTGAACTAGGTGCAGCTACTCCTTGTGCGTAGGATGTACCTGCGTCACCTACGTCTACTGAGAATCCAGCCATAGTTTTTCCTTAATTTACTTGTTGATTTAGAATACGTGCTTCGAACTGGGCAGCTGGAGTTAGTCCAGAAGCTGTTCTCAGGAGGTCTAGGATGTCATTAGCTGTCACTAGAGACCTTGTGATCGAAGCCTTGTTCTTCTTAGATAGAGGAGACAGGGAAATCTCTGCGTTAATAGCTTCCCACATGCGATCACCTCTTATCATATCATCTTTTGAACCACTATTCAAGAGGTTTAATGCAACTCTAGCTTTTTGTTGTAAACGAGTACGTGTCTCTTTGACAATAGCTGTCTCTTTGTACTGAATATCCTTGAAGTCATAGAAGTTCTGTACAGGTGCTGGTGTAGCACCGAAGGCAACAGAAAGTGCATCGTTGGTTTCCATACCACTGACAGCTACCTTACTAGTTTTACTCATGTAGTTACCTGATTCAACGATCTCACGTATCTTGTAGATCTTATCTACCGTAGAGATGTTACGAGCAACCTGAATTGCGTCATCCTTGAGAAGCTCCCATGAACCCTCAGTCATGATGTAACCAAGAGCATTAGATATAGGCTTACGGATGTCATTGACAATAGAACCTGATGGACCAAACAAGGTCTCTAGTACACTGTCTTCCTTGAAGCCTCTAAACACGTCAAAGACCTGATCAATAGGGGCTACACGGGTCGCATACGCAGTCTCAGTACCCAGTAGGTATGACAAGGCTTGATCCATGAAACCAAACTTAAGGTTGTTGTACGCATTTACCGCATCTGGGTCATCAGCTTCATAGCCCATCTTCTCGACTACGTAGCCTGTCATGTGACCAGCACCTACGCCTGTCAATCCGAACATAGGCCCCATAGCTAAGGCCATACGAACACGTTCACCTCCTGTGAAGTTACGACCAACAATTACATTCTCCATAGCTGCCATTGTGAAGGACAACCACTGAGCAGGTACACGAGCAGGTCCACCAGTTACAAGGTTCTTTGACTGTGATGTCATACGGAATGTTAGATCTTGTTCACGGTTCGTGAGCCAAAGTAGACCTTCATCTGACATAGGGCTTTCATTTGGACGTTTAGCTCTGTGCTCAAGGTAAGCTGTCACCAGTCCTACCATACGAGAGGCACGTTCACCTTCCTTAAAGAAGACAGTACTCTTGTCTAGGAGACCACCAGCTGCTTCTTTTCCTTTAGCCAGTAGATTGCTTGAGGCACCGTACTTCTGTGGTCCCTGAAGTTCCACAATGGAGTCATCAACGATGTTACGGCCACTCTGGTTAATCCAGTCTACCATATCGGTTAGTTCAGCTTCATCTAGACCTAGAGGCTTAGTGAGTTTAGCCATACGTTTGATAGCTAATGCACGAGTAGGTCCGTCCTTAAGCTTAGTGATGACAAGTAGTGGTGTAGCCATACCTACAGCCTTTGAGCCATGGATAGGTGAGATAGCTGCAACAGTCAGGGAGTGAAGGCTCTGTAACACGAACTGATCAATGTTCAAGAAACCAAACTTAGAGTAGAAACCTACCTGCATAAGGCGTGATGCTGGGTCAGAACCAGTTAGGTCAACCTTCTTACCTGTGGCACCGAAGATAAACTCAGTGGCTTGTGTAGTTGCTACTTCCCATTTGTCACTTAACCATGTGGGTTGGTTCAATCTACGTTTAATCACGTCTTGTTGTTCACGTAGCTGAGCAGTGATGTCGTCGTAACCACCAGTCTTTGACACCTTAGCACCTAGGAACCTACCAAGGTAATCATTCTTACCTACATCTGTAGGGAACGTTACAGCACCACCTGTTGTTTCAGCTAGCTTAACCCATGACACAACTGCATTCTGTGAGGCTGCACGGTTAGCATACCCGAAGGTCTCAGAACCGAACTGGTCAGCCATAGCTGCAGCTGGACTAGCATTCACAGGAAGTGCACCACCGTATTCTTTGAGAACTGTGTCACCACGTTTCTCGTTAAGGCGTGTGCTGTGTGACTCACCTACAGACATACCGAAGTGGGTATCATCTATGTCATCACCGATTGATACTCGTTCATCACGAGCCTTACCTGCGAACTCCTCAGTGAAGGTAAACTTCTTCTTTTCTGCAATTCTCTGTAGGTCAGCTAGGTCGGTAACCTCAGGGTCCCACTTGTTGTTAGCACGGATGAAGTCACCGAGTTCCTCCTCTTGAGCCTTAGTTAGTTTAAGGTCACCAATGTTGTCTACACTCTGTTCTTCTAGTAGGCGTCTAATCTCAGCTGTGATGTTGTTAAGTTCGTCAACTGCAGCCTTAGCTTGCTTCTGACCAAAGGAACCTAAGATCGTACTGAAACCCTGCTGTACTTCTTTACCTGAAGCTAGAGTTACTGTACGGTTAGATCCTACGAACCAACGGAATTGGCTGTTAGTACGAGGACCACCAACGTTATATGGCATCACGTCAACACGTTCGAGTACACGAGTACGTTTCACGTTAGTGACAAACATGTGTCCTTCAAAGATTGATGGTACCTTGAATACAAGTTGATCAGAACCTAAGTCAGTCTTAGGGATTGAACGACCAGTAGCAATATCATAGATCATGTCGTCATCAGCTAGTTTGTTAGCTGGTTGGTCAACCTTGTAGGCAACGTCACCGTATCCATCTGCAAGTTCAGCATAGACACCATTAGCTGCCACTGTATCCTTTAGACGTTTCTCTGACTTCATGTGCCATGACGCATCGTTAAGAACCTGTAGGTCTTCATATGCTTTTACCGTCTGCTTAGACGGCGCACGTTTGTACATAGTCTTGTATAAGCTTTTGAAACGAACTGTGTCAGGGGCTTCACGTAGGTGAGATAGGTCACCGTCACGAAGATGTTCAAAGAATGAACTCAACTCTTCCTTGTCAGCACCTTTAAGGTTGTTGAATGACTTTAAGTATGGCTTAGCAATCTTAGGCAGTAATGACAAACCAGCCTCAGCCTGTAGGAACATAGCCCCTACCTTGTCACTCAGCCTACGAGTAGATGCACCAAAGACCTTAGAGATGGCATCACTTACAATGTTGTTGTATTTATAGGCTTGTGCTGCTTCTGGCATACCTAGTATGTCAATACGCTGCTCAGTCTCAACAAACCAACCACGACCTTCATCACGTTTGACAACATACAGGCTAGGGTCTTGTGCAGCTACAGCTTCAGCATCCATCTTACGACGAAAAGCTGAGCCAGTGCCTGACTTACCCATACGAACAGTTACAACGTAGTCTTCTGATCCCTCATCACGACGAGTTACAGTGTTGACAACTACATCATTTACTGAATCAGCTATTCGGGCAGCAATTCTTGCAGCTTCTTCTGCTACTTCTGCGTCTGACACAATACGACCAAACGTACCTCGTTTACGGATATTCTCAATAGCTTCTATTAAGGCATTACGACGACCATGGAAACGTGTGGAAGGGCCAGCAGGTCGAGCATCAGGGCCAGCAACAGGGTCTAAAGCCTCAGGGCCTTGTCTACCTACCGAAGCTGCATCTAGGTGCATTCCCTCAGCATCTACGTTACGAGCTAAGACCTCAGCTGCCTCTACTTCACCACGAACTACAGCTACTTTGTCAACTGGTAGTCGAGCATTAGCTAGTTCAGTCAGTCTTTCGATAGAGTCAGCATCGACAATACCTTTGTTCAAGGCTTTTAGTGCACGTGCTGTACGGAGGGCACTTGTCCCTGCCTTACCTACACGACTAAGAATGGTACCAGCTACAGGTATGATCTCAACCGCACCAAATGCTGCATCAACGTTAGCTAGTGGGTCATCACCTAAGTAGGTTCTGTCATTAACTGCACGGTACAGGTTAAAGATACTGTCCTCTGTGAAGACACCCTCTTGGCTCTGAGCTTCAATGAAGTCCTCAGCCCACAACTTGAAGTCATCAGCTGACAGTGTGTTGAAAGCTTCACGGATAGCCTTACCTGAACGGTTAGAGCTATACGTTATATCCTCGAAGTTACCTATGACAGCCTGACGAAGAATGTGAATGTCAAGGAACTGTCCAACCTTACTGAGTGTTGACGACTCATCAGCTTCAAGTCTCTTCTGGATCATCTTATCGAAGACATCCATGTTAGCTAGGGTACGAGCAGCTGGAGCATTGACAGAATCATCAGTGGCTACTAGACTCTGCAACAGGGAGAACTCAGCGAAGGACATATCGTCTTTCTTCTCGTTCCGTTCCCTGATGACAGTAGCTAGGTCCTCAGCTGAGATACCGTTCTCTAGACCTTTGTCAACAAGACCGTTAACATCAACAACAGGTGATGCAGCTACAGCTGTCTGATCAAGGGTTGTGTCAAGTTTACTACGTGCATCCTTAACAACGTCAAGAGGTTGGCCTGTACCAATGGCAAGTTCTAGTGCCCTGTTGATCTCGGTCTGTAGGTTAGCATCATAGATCTCAGTAGATGCTACGTCCTCAACTTCTCCCTTGAGAACCTGTTCGTTTGCTATTTGGTCTTCAAGAGAAATGGGATTAGCCATAGAAGTGTCCTTACTTTAAGGTATTGAATACTAGGTAGATCTTAAGTATCATCATTTGGGGAGCATACTTTGACCAAAGGACATCACCGACCCACCTAGGCTAGCTAAGCTACCAAACATAGCTGCTTTAGAGCTGGCCTGTGCAGCTTGACCTGAGAAGGTTGTGAACTGTTGGCCGAGACCTGACATCTGGGAACTAAACCCTAGGTTAGCTCCACCCTGTGAACTTACACTTGACGCACCACCTTGAGCACCTGAGCTACCAGCCACACCAGTTAGTTCAGCTTGGTTTCTCATACGAGCACGAGCAGCTATATTTGAACGAATACTTTGACGGCGTTCACGTGTAGCCTTTGTTCTCTGCATTTGAATCTGGGTTTGTGTAGCCGCAGCTTGTGCTTTACCTGCTCTCTTCTGTTGATTCATTGAGGCTACTGTGGCGGTTGCTGTAACTACTGCTCCGATCACCATAACTGCTTGTGGCATGACCTATCCTTCGTACTTATATACATGTTGTTCTTCATAAGGTGATACAAAAGTAAAACCTAGTAGTACAGCTAATCTTTCAGTAGTGCTGTTTGGTTCTACTACTGCAAATAAAACTTTGTACCCGACTGTATTGAAGAACTTGATCCAGTCGTTAAGTAGTGTTCTCATTTCAACGAAGGCTCTTTTGTCCATCTTGCTTACTCTGGGTAAGTGAACTATGATGTACTCTTCGTTGTACTCTAATCGGATGTCAAAACTTGTACCTTTGATTCCAAACAGGCTTGTTGAGATGAAGTCCATTAGTACCTTGGGTTCTTTCCTTGGATTAAACCCCAACCTAGAAGCAAGAAGTCTTTACCTGCTTCACTCTCGTAACGGATACGTACTGACCTACCATGACCTAATACTTTAAGTCTGGTGGTAACCACATCCTCAGGGTAATTGAAGTCAGACAAGTTGCTGGGGTTGACAACCACTGGATGCTTCAATCTGTATGCTTGTTGACTAGTTCCAAAAGTATCATTAAAGTCCCAAGCGGTTGAGACCTTAAGTGATGAGGGACGAATAGCTTCGTAGCCTATGTTTTCGTTACCTGTGAAACCCTCTTCTGTAAGACGAGAGTAAACCACAATGTATGGTGCATTCTTCTTAGTGACAAGATCACCAATGAAGTCATAGCCTGTCTCAGCAAAGGATGAGTAGTCTGTGTCACCCCAGTCCAAGAAGTCAGTGCCTGTGAAACCACCCATAGTTATCTTGTTGGTTGCACCGTCACGAACAAGTAGAACAATAGCTGGGTCACCCGTGTTAAAGGTTGACACCTGAAGGGATACAATGTCGTCACCACCCTGAACTACATCATCAACACCGTTGTTAGCTGTTACATCAAGTTCTAGATTTTTAGCTCCGAAGCCTGAGTAGAATGACAAACCTACAACTGAGGATGTGCTTGATGTTTGGTCTGATACCTTCCATGGGAAGAAAGCCTGTAGTGGAATGTCCAAGATAAGGAAGTTATTAAGCTTAGACGATACAGTCTCATCATCATCAGGGTAAGCCCAGTAGATACGTTTGTTGATACTATCGTAGGCTGCGGTAACCTTAAGCTTAGCATCTGTGCTAATATTATCCCATAAGGTCTGGATGGTAGGGATTGTCAAGTTCTGTTCTGAACCCTGTAGGGATACTGGGTCACTCTGTAATGTATGAATACCAAACCGTGACCACCAGAAAGGTGTACCATCTGCTGATACAAAGGTCTCAGGCTGTAGTAGACCCACACGTGACACACGGTTAACGGAGTACTGTGAAGCTGAAAAGATACCGTCAACACCTGTGATCTGCCATACACCGTTCTCAGCAAAGACAAACAAAGATGACTGATATGCGTATAGACGTTGGATCTTAATAGCATCAGGAATCTTGATCTCACCACCGTCAGTGGCCAGCAAGTCTGACATGTTCTCAGATGTTGGGTCGTTCTGTTGGTGACAACGACCTAAGTCATTAATGGTGTCAACCAGTTTAGAGAACAGGATTGTACCTGCGTTCTTAGAACTCTCAAGACCTGAGTAAAAGATACGACCAGCAAAGGACTCAACACAACGGAAACGTGAGGTCTCAGCTTCTGCGCCTACGTGAGGGCGAACCTTGTTAAAGAAGTCAAGTAAATAGTGACCGTTACCTGTAAGTGATGTACCACCGTAGATTAGCTCCCACTCACTTGAGGAATAAGAACCGTTTTCGTCTTTACCTGAGAACCAAGGGTGAGTAAGGCGTTTGGTTAAGTCAGATGGTGCACCGTTACCTACGTTCCAACCTGCGTTCTGTGCATCGTACTTACGTGCGTTAGATGGTGAGCTGTCGTTTTCGTAGTATGTGTCAATGTCACCCTGCCACTCAAAGTCTCTAGTCTTAAAGGCTACAGCTGTGCCTGTGAGGGTACCTGCGTCATACTCAATAGCTACCGTATTGATAGCTGGGGAGGATACTATAAGGTTACCCTTGAGGCTTGTGAACTGACACTTAACTGTCTCAGCACCAGCTGAACCTGCGTATTCATGGGTTGCAAGGTTAAAGGATGCAGCTTCGATCTGTGCTGAGTAAGGTAGATCAGCTTTGTTATAGAAGTAAAGGGTAGAACCCTTCTGTACCACAAGGAAGGTTAGGTCAGCATTACCGCCAACGTTAACCCAGTCACCTGTAGCAACAACTTCGGTATCTGACAAAGTAAAAGAAGACAACACACTGCTGTCCTCTACCTTGGCTGATAGCCTACGTCTCCGTGTACCGTCACGACGAAGGTCACAGTTAGCTTCATTTACAGAAGCACCCTCAGGAAACGTAAGTTCAGAAGCCTCAGTAATGAGACCACGAACGAAGTTATTTATTGCCTTTTGACCTAGACTTTGCGGCATCTTTTACCTTCTTACGTTTGTCGAAGTCTTCACTAAACTCGTTTCTACGAACTGTAGCTGACTTACGTTTGGTTTTTAGGTACTGCTCAACTGCTGTCTGGGCTTTAGGTATACTTGAGTACCGACCACCTAGTTCAGTAGGAACACTTCCCTTCTCGACAGTAACAACAAAGAAACAATAACCGCCTATCTCCTTAGAGATCGTTATGGTTGAGAGCATCTTGTCAGTCTTACATACACACGTTTGGTTCTGTGTGTCATGAAAGAACTCAACCATTACTTTCTCCCGTATTTATTCTTAATGTTAGCACGACTACTCTTGTGCATGTTGTTCTGGATGTAGGACTTGAGACGACGAGACGACTGTTCTACCTTAGGGTCTGGACCCCCTTTAAACAAGGAGAAGCAAGCTGACTTAGACTCAGCTAAAAGCATAGGAAACATTGTATTGTCTAGATCAGGTTTGTGTGTATCTGTTTGACTAAAGATTGGGTAGGTAGAACCAAACGCACGAACCTTGTTGTTCTGTAGTGCAGCTTCTACTGTTGAATCGTAAGCATTCATAATGATGTATTCGTCATCGAAAGATGTGTAGTATGAAGGGGTCTTAGTGGAGTTGACAAAGATGTCTACACCAGCTTCAAAGGTCTCAACACGTAGGTCGTCTTCGTCCATTCGATCAAGGAAGACCATAGGCTCAACATAAAAGATAACCTGATAGTTCTTGTCTGTAGCTGTGCCAATGTTGTATTCAATACGTTCAACGTGCTTTGTGTTAATTGGGTAACTGAAGTGAGTAGGTTTAGCTGAGTTACCCGCAGATACAAGTGACATCAACTTATTATGCTCAGGAATATCCCGTGCAGCTATAATGTTGTAGTACGTGTCTTCAACTACTGAAGCAACCTGTTGTGCTTCGATTGTGTCACTAATACTATTGACACCCTCTGAGTCCATATCACTTAGGATAGACTGTACGATCTGTAGGAGTGTAGTCTTCATGGCTTGAACACCCCTTTGATTGTTAGGAAGGCTGAGGCTGTCTCAAGGGTTAGTGATTGACTAGCTTTAGCAAACACTTCAATGTAGTCGTTCTGTGCTAGTTCTACTTGACCAACAAGTGTGACGTTGTTCCAGTCACTGTTACCTGTAGTCTGGATTACGTGAGCACCATTGATGATAGTACCGTTCTGGTATAGAGCAAGCTCTACATCACGAGAACCACCAGCTGCATGACGAATAGAAGTTGAGAAACTCAGGGTGGCAATCATAGCCTCAGGCTCATCATAACGAATACGAGCATTCGGAGAGCTAAGGGCTGTGAAGCCACTGTTTTCAGCTAGAGCAAACGTAGGGTCTAGGGCTGAGAAGGTAGTTGTAATAGCTTGTGACTCAGGGCTAGCTGAATCGAAGTCTACATAGCCACCTACATAATGATGAGCATGGTTCCATGCACCACTGCCTGAACCGTCAGCATAGTATAGAGAACCTGCGGAAGCAGTTGCTACACCCTTAGGCTCATGTAGGTATGGGTCAGTTAGTGTGGAATGGTTCACGTTAGCCATGGGGGAATCTCCGTAGGGGATATATACTAGTGGCCCTGCCAAGGTAAAGAAATTATACAGGGGTTTGAAGCATCTGTCAATAGAAAAGTTTAAGTAGGAAGGGGAGCCTGAAGCCCCCCAACCTTTAGTAGTTATACAGCAGGGTTAGTTACGATTGTAACGATACCTTCTGGACGGTACTTCTTAACACCGTAACGAGCTGTAGTTACATACTCGTGACGTTGGTTGTCTTTGTTGTACTCATAGTCAACCTCTGGCATTTGACGCCATGCACCAACGAATGGGTTAGCACCCGCATCAGCTGAGAAGAACAAGTTAGCAACACCAGCGTTAGACGAGAAGTCATTACCAGTTGTACCATCTTTTTCGAGCAATGCTGCATCTGCAACAGTTGTCTTCAAGTAGTTGGATGTATATACATCGAAGCCATAGACGTTAGCTACGAAGCGCATACCAGTTGCGATACCATCACGAACAATACCTTCGAACATTGGGTTGTTTGACACGTTGGTCAAGTTTGTCAATGTGTTTAGTTGGTACTCAACGGATGGGTCAACAACTGCAACCAAGCCACGATCTGGAACGTTAGACTTCTTCAACGCATAACGTGCGAATGCAAAGTCAGCTAGTTCCATGACACCTGAGTTACCACCTGAGATACGGTGAGCAACACCATCAGTTGTTTCTGCTGAGTTAGCTGTTACGCCGACTTCTGGAGATGCAAATGTGGTTGACTCAAAGTGCTCAAGGATGGCACGTTCTTGCTCTGGTACAAACCGTGCTTCAAGCTGTGCTGAATAGAATGAATCTTGCGCAGCTTTCTTGGTTAGGTATGTTGCAGACTGCAAGTACTTATCAACTGTGAAAGAGAACTCAGCTGTGTCCATCGGTGTGTAAGCAACTGCTGCATCTTCAGTGTAGTCAGCTACGGTTGTTTTACCGATTGTTGGGATTGTGAAAGTGTCACCATCTGGGAAACCGTCAAGCATACGTACATAACGTTGTGCTTGCATCTCGTCCCGTAGGATGTCTTTTAGTTCAGAAGAGTATACCTCTGAACGGATTAAACGCTGTGTATCAGCATTGGAGGAAATCATGCCAGCCATTGTGCTAGTCCTTTTGTGTTGTGTTTAAGAGAGTTTAGTTACCGAACCTATCGCCCATCTTCATCTTATCTGAGATAAGTTGTTGTTGATTACGGGGAGAATAGTATTCGTGTGGGTTCTCTCGGCGTAGCTTTTGGTAGTATGACCAATTACGTTCTGCCGAGACTTGCATGTTGACACCCTCAGTTCGTACCGAGCCTTGAACCATAGGGTTCTGTTGGGCTTTAGGTGCTTCACCGATAAGAGCAAAGAAGGCGTTAGGAGATTCAGCTGCAATGTCACGTAAACGATCCATTGACATACCTAGCTCTTCAGCTTTCTTAGTTACAACTGCTGTGGCTTCTGTGCCAAAGCTTTTGCTTAGCTCCTGATCTACGTGGGATAGGTTCTGCTTGACAGCAGTAGCGTTCTCCCTCTGTGTCAGTGTCTTCTCAACAAGGCTCTTCAGGTGTTCCTCACTAATGCTATCAGTGGTGTTCTGTGCATTCGTGTTACCGTTATTATTGGGCACTCCATCCTTCACTGCGGTAGTGTCAGTGGCCTTATTCTGGAGTTGTTCAAGAACTTGAGCTTGATAATCTTTCTTCTGGATGTCCTCTCGCATGAGTGCTAGCTGCTCTTCTAGAGTCTTAATGTAGCCATCAGCTTCGAGTTTTCCTTTAGCAAGAGTCTCAGGATTGCTCCAGTTATCTCCCTTTGCCTCTACGAGTTTCTGTACATAAGATTCCTGTGGTGAGGTCTCTTGTGCTTGATTCTCTGGGGACTGGTCGGTCTGTGTGGTTTCAGCACCGTCAGTAAATACCATGTTTTATTCCTTGTCTAGGTTGATAAGATCAAGCACCGTGGTTAGTGCTCGGTTGAACCCGATCCTATCAGCCTGTTTGAAAGCCCATGAAGGGCTGTCATAGTCAGCAGTAGGTGGGGTGTCCTTGAGCATAGGCCCTAGGATTTCTTTGAGACGATCAAGGCTCTCACGGTTTGACAAGATAAGTTGTCGTACCTGTGCCTTCTCTTCTTTCGTCTTACATTCTTTTAGCCATGCTGTCTTCATTTAGAGACCTTGCTCCATGGCGATCTGTTGGTCTTCCTCGAAGTCAACTTGTGCTTCTGTGGCAACCTTCTGGGTTTCCATCTGCTCAACGACTGTGACGTTCTCACCGAACAAAGCTGGTTCACCTAGTTCATCTGCAAGTAGACGAGCAAACTCTTTACCTGACAAGTGAGCAGCCATCGTTGGGTCAGCTAGCTTAAGCTGATACAGTTGTGTCAAACCTTGTACACGGTTAGCTCGTTCAGCAAAGTGACGAGCACCCATAGGAACTATACGTCCGTTAGCCTTGATGTCTTCCTTGGTGATCTGCTCAAAGAAGAACAAACCTGTGTTGTCATTCAGTACTCTTACAGTGTCAGCATAGTCCATGTTACGACGAGCAGACTCTAACATTGAGTTAAGGATTGGCTCAAGGAACACACGTTCGAAGTGTGCTGTCTTATGCTGGAAGATACGACCAGCAGCTGTCATCAGTTGGTTAACCTCAAAGGCTGTCTTCTCCCCTGCACTACGGATACCCATAGCTTCACGTGGGGCACCAGCTAAGGCTTCCATCTTGTTCTCTAGGTTCTGAATCTGGAAGTCAGCATTCAAAGCTGTAGAGTCAGGAACTAAGTAACCTACGTCACCCTCTTCACCCATGTAGATACGAGCAGCTGGTTCGAAGTCGAAGTCCTCAACGTCACCACGGATCTTAAGCATTGGGTAGGCGATCTGATCGAACACATCAGCCTTCAAGTTCTCTAGGTGGTCAATGCGGTACTGCATACCAACGAGGTTGTCCAATGGACCCATCGCATAGAGGTTGTCAGGACGTTCACGCCACCCTGCATGGAACACAGGGGACTTACCTAGCCAACTTGGGTTCTGCTCATTGAGAAGGATGTATGAACGGTCTACTACTGTGATAACACGGTTCTTATGGAACACACCTGAGTCGTTGTCATAGATGTCACCATAGAAGGTAAGAAGTTCTACGTAGTTAGATTCGTAGTATTCCTGCAAGGATGAGAAACCATCAGCAATGAAGCCTTGGGACTTTGACACATCAATGTCATTACCTGAGGAGTGAGCACGGTTGCCTAACATCTTCTCCATGATCTGGGACATGTAGGCGTTGTCAACACTCTCTTCTACACGCCGTGCAATCTCACCGAGGGTAACAACTGAACGGATGATCTTAGGGCTGTTGTCGAAGTCAGGTGCGATAGGGTTAAAGCATACGTCAAAGGGGCTGAGGCGCACCAGACGTGGCCCTACGTAGTGAGGTACTTGGTCACCTACCTGATACTCAGTAACGTCCCGTGTGAACTCAACAGTGGCGAAGCAGTTACCATACTGAATGTAGTCATTAAGAAGTTTACTTACAGTTGTTGTGAAGTCAGACTGACGAATCTTGTTTTCCATATAAGCTTGGATAACATCTCGTTTACTCTTAGTAGCTGAGTCCTGATCGTTAGCCTCGAACTTAAACCAACGCTTCTGAGGAAACAATGCTGAGAAGTAGTTAGCATGTAGGTTGTCAGCAATCTGAGTTAGCTTAGGTGTTGTTGTACTGTTCGTCCATGGAAGCTTGCTGTTAGATGTGGTGCGAGTATCTGTAGCATAGATGTAGTTACGCAACTCTTTCCACTCTTCAAGCTTCGGTTGACGAGCCTTGTTCCACGTTGACCAACGGTCAGCAATGTCCACAGCCAAAGCATGTGGGTCGATCATGCTGTCTAAATCAATAGTTGTTCCAGCCATTAGAAGGCAACTCCACCAAATCTTTTGTTAAATTGTACCACGTTACCACGGTCCCTACGGACTGAACGTGTCGGTTTTATAGCCATGTCCACAACTGAAGCTAGTGCGTCAATGACATCATCATGTGGTGGGTTACGGGATGACAACTCTTCCTCAAGGATCTGAGTGTTACCACCTCTATAGTGCCACATGCTTAGGTTATCGTAACGAGGTTCTAAGGCTGCTGAGATACGTTCTTGCTTGTTGCCTTGGTGCTTGTTAGGTCTGAACTCTTCGATGCTGAGGGACAGGCCATGCTGCTTCACTAGCTCTTTGAGTTGCTTAACGATTGCTACCTGAGCTACGGTTGTCTCAGCCCTCATCTTGCGGAATGACCACTTGTTAGATAACTGAAAGATATGCTCGAAGTAATCTGAGATACGGTCAGTCTTGAAACGGTCAATGTCTAGTACATACACGTTGTTGTCAGCATCAATGCCAATGACAACGATGGCTGTGTAGTCAGCCTTCTTAGATAAACTAAAGGCGAAGTCAACAGCTGCATATACGTTTAACTTGTTATCTCTGTAGAACCAGTAACCGTTCTCTTGCTTCAAGTGTTTACGTTCGAAGTACTGGAACTTGTCACTACCTACAGGTACGTTGTCAGGATCACTTGGGTCGTTGTAGTACTGTGCACGGAACTGCCCTCTGTCTAGGTACTGTCCACGTTTCTTAGCTAGAACCCTGATGTCGAACCCGAACCACTTACCATCTCTACGTTGACTACGAGGCCATAGCATCTGACCTGTACCGTCACCGTTGTCTTCTACTGGACGTTCAAAGGTTTCGTAGATCTCCTCTTCGCCAACCTTGTTACCGTCATCATCATACAAGTCTTCTTGCATCTGTAGTAGATTGTTATACAAGTCAGCTGGGTGGTACCGTGTACCTACAACCCATTCCTGTGCCTCTGCACCCTCAATGGATGACAGAAGAGAGTATTGGGACTTAACCTTGTTACGACCCTCACCTGTGTAAGCATTCTCGTAAACTACGATGTCATCTAGAACTGCAATATCACAGTGCATACCAGTGAGAGAGGTTGTAAGTCCACCAGTGAAAACAGAAGGGTCACGTACATTCTCTTTCTTACGGGAGGGGTGATCTAACATGATCTCAGAGTTGGTCCACCGTGTACGCTTACCATCTTCTGGGTGTACATGATCAGGCCAGTAACGACTGTATGTCTCAGAGGTTAGGATACCTTTGATGAATCCTAGTTGCTTCTCAGCTAGGTTAGCTGTAGCAGATATGTATAGTATACGCAAGGTTGGGTTCTTTGTCAACTCCCAAGCTACACGATATGCAATTAATCTTGACTTACCGTGGTCACGAGGGAAGAGGAGTAGCTGATGGCTCTTATGGTCAGGTCGAGTCCACCAGTTACACACATCCTCATGACACTGCCCTAAGACTTGCTCAGGGGCAACCAACTTGATGAAGGTCACCAAGTCAGTCTCAGCTGCCTGTCTTATTTGGTCTAGTGTTGCCATTTAAGGTTAAGCTGCAATCGCAGCATTAGCAGCAGTCATATCTTCTGTAGTCCAGAAGTCTTTG